GACGCAGGATGCAACCTTGCTCAACAAGTTCTGGTGCAGAGATATTAGAAATAATCTGACCAAATACAATCTTGTTGTTCATCCCAGTACCGAGCGAAGAACGCCGATGCTTGGGAGTAGCAGTAAAATAATAATAGTTAGTAGCATTGCAAGATGCCACAGAATCGAAAAAGTCCGTGCGAGTTGCGTTATGTGCTTCATCATAGTAAGCGACATCAATGTGGATCTCAGATTCGTTCAAACGACGAAGAGAGTTGTAAGTGGTGAAGATAAGTTTGTGATTATCAACAACCTCATCCCATGCAGCAATTACCTGCGGGTTGGTTGTGCTCTTGTGGTGCGTTTCTCCACTGTGAATGTGAAGAACGTTAGCATCATCAATAAACTCAAGAAACTCACTGGATAATTGTTCTGCCAATAGGATACGAGGAGCACAGACAACAATGGTCTGTGGTGTGGTAGCCTCACGCATACGACGCATAGCATCGAAGATCATGATCAACGTCTTGCCAGCACCAGTAGGAGCAATGATCTGCCCAAACTGATGGCGTTGCATGGCGGCGAGGGATTGCTCTTGCTGTGGGCGAAGTTTCATGACGAAGGCGTTTCAACAAAGATAGTATGACACAAAAAAAGGGGGCTGTCAACCCCCATAATTTTTTCTGATTATTAAAGTTCTTCAAATAAGTTGTATTTAACAATTTCTAAAGTTTTATTGATTATTTTTTCATTTTTATCCAAATCAAACTCTATGTTAAATGTTTGTTTACCTGTAAGATGTGATTTTATGTAATCAGCATCGTCTTGATTGATAATATTTTTGTTTACCATATCAACAATTATTGAGTCATTATATTCATCATAATCAATATGAGTATCGATAACTAAATTTTTTGCGTCTATATTGTTTTCAAATCTACCTTTTATGATGGGTATGGGGCATATTAATTCTGATTTATATGTTCCATCAACATTAAATATCACAAAATTATTATATCTATCATCATTATTGCTAAAAGAATTAATTAAATCCAAGTCACTGTTAGATGTAGTTGGTTTATACTTAGTATCGTATATACCAATGCCAGTTACTTTACCAGTTTTATCAAAAACTAATCTGCTAATATAATTTGTCATTACATCCGTCACAGAAATTTTTTCATCAATAATTCTTTTTAAAGAGGATATTTGATTTATATCTGTTTTAATAAGAAAATCTTCCCAGTATGGTTGATTTCTCACCAAATTATAATCAATCATAACATGAAGATCATAGTTAATTATATGCCCTCCCAAATAATTAACTCCGAAAAAAGTTTCTCCTTCTTTAAACGGAATTGAATTATTGTTAAATTTATATTTTATTATGTTGTCAAATCTTGATATTAAAGAATCTTCTAATTCTGGCTTATATATCTCATCCTTAATAGAAGTAAATTCAATAAACATATTTTCATATGTGCCAACATACTCATATGTTGCTAAATTATATTTTTCAACTAGATGTAATTTTTCTGAGAACATATTAGTTACTTGCTATTACTTGCCCAAGTGAATTATATATTGTATAATGAATATAATCTTCTTTATCACAAGAAGCTTGGTTTTCTGGTAAAGCATCATCAAAAAAATCCATAGCTTCTTGAATACTATCAATAGAAATAAAAACAAATTCCGATTGCTGCAAAGCAGTAAAAATATCCAACGGAAGAATATTGCTATAAATGTCCATTGATTGATTGATTCTTTCTACATTATCACTATTATTCCATCCATAAGAACGTAGATACACTACACATTTTTCATTAGATACTGCATAGTTTTCAATAATATCTTGAAAATACATGCATTCGTAATTAGAATTTAACATTTAATCCTCCAGTAATAATTTCCAAGCTATTGTTATACGTAAACCATTAAACATTCTAGATGTTTCTTCTGCATAATGCCAGATTGTTCCAGGAAACAAAATAGCACAGTTTGGTTTTGGGTTCTTAAAATAATATTTATCTTCGTCTAATATAAAAGCTGTCTTACCTCCCCATTCCAAATCCCACACAGAATTTGGATAGTATAAAAATGTATAGCCCTTTTTGTCATAAGAATCTTGGTGGGGTCTACCTTTTGTTCCATATGTATGACCATTTGCATAGACACTAAGTAAAGAAAATTTACTTTCAGTAAGATTTAAAATTTTTTGAAATAATACCTCTGTAAATAATTTTTCTTCATTTAGCTCCATAATCCAAAATGGAGGAGAATTTTTATAGTTTGGATTTTTTTTATCAGAACCATGACCATATCTCCAATGAGGTCCAGATAAATGTTTAACTATATCCGAATATTCTTTGTTGTCAAATACATCATTATACGAAATAATATCAGTTTCTTCAAATGTTTGCATATGTTCTCATCAAATTAATTCTACTTTGCTCAAGTTCTCTAGCAGAATTTCTAATTTGATCATCATCATTTTTTGCCAAATAACTAATAGTTTTTGCTAAATTCACACAATGCTCTCTAAGTTGTTTATCTTTAAATATACTTTCTGCCCAGAAAAGAACTACATCTCGATTTCCTTTCGTTACGGTATTAACTTTATGAACAATATCAGTATCATAAAGTATTGCTTGACCTGCACGCAATTTTACTGGTGTAATTAAATCGCCTTTTTTCAAAATTAATTCACCACCATCATATTCTTCTGGTTCCGTCAAAAACAAAGTCATACTATAATCAGATCTCACTTTATTTATTTCTAATTCATCAATATGATATTCATAAAACATACCATCAGAATATCTAACTGGATATGGAATAGTAATATCTTTAAATGAATATATTGTACTAATTTCTTGTTTTTTTGGAAAAATCGAAGAAAAATATTCGTATATTACTTTATATGATGGGTGGTTTAGATCTGCGGATTTGCAATGTTTTATCTTTTCGTTTAATCCAGATTTTATTTGACCTGGTAAAAAATTTAATTCCGAAAAAAGTTTTTTCACCTCAGTCAATTCATTTTCATCTAATAAATTAATTACATACATATCATTCTTCTTCCTTGATTATAAATTTAGTGATGTCAAAATCTGGTTCACTTTCATGAACGTCCATAGATTTTATTATATCGTATATTTGTTTTTTAACTTCTTGATATTCATTAATATATTCTTTATTAAAGTTTAGAATATTACTTAAACGATTGTAAATAAAGTCAATTGAAGCTTCTGCATCATGTTTTACCCATTGATCATCTGTTTCTAGATAACCAACTTCTGTATTTGGATATTTTTTTCTATAAATTTCTGGATCAATTGGAAATTTAACTTCGTAAATATGCTTAGCAAATTCTAAATTAGAATCAAATTCTTCTGGAGACTTAATTGTGCTGTCTCTAAGATGTTGTCTCCATTTTAGCCACATATCTCTTTCACCTTCATATTTTTCTTGAACGTCAGGAAGAACTCTCCAATCAGATTCAGATAGTAAAATATTTCTTTCACGCTTCTTTTTCATATATCTCTTTTTGAAAAAGAGATTTTGCTCTTCAATTTTTTCAACTCTTTTGAGATTTTCTAAACTTCTTAATTGCGTATTTACAATTCGTAAAGCAATAGTAGCATCTACAAGATATTGACATTGTTCTGGAGATGCGCCTTTAAAATTATATGTCTCCCAATAATTTACCTTTGTTTCAAAATTATATTTTAATTTTTTTCTTTGGCACAAATATTCACCTGTATTGAAATAAATGAATACCTCCAATTGATCTTTTTCATTGTGCCAGAAATTTCCAATAGATGATAGAAATTTTTGCAAAATTTCATCACTTACATCAATTCTTTGAGAACTTGGTACAAATGTAGTTTCATCAATACTATCAAAATATAAGATGTATTTATTGATTAGATCTAATTGTAATACCTCTTTTCTGGTAATAGTTTCCATTATTTTTCTACCTTGTTATACCATCCAGTCAAAATATATTTATCGGTTGTCAATACTGTATTACCTTTATGAACATGTGTCATTCCAGCTGGAAATATAACTACACTTCCAGTTTTTGGTTGATATCTTTTTCTTTGATATAAAAATTCAGTTTCGCCTTCTCCTTCAGGAACATCATTTAAGTATATCATCCATGTTAACTCTCTTTGTGAATGAGAAGGAGCTGCATTTTCATAATGCCATAAATGATATCCTCCACCTGGAGAAGTTTTTTGCATTTTAATATCACTGGAAAATAACCTAAGATGTTTCAATTGATCAAATTCATGTATATAATGCATTACACAAGAAGACAAAAATTGATTTATTTGATATGTAAATTTTGGATTAATATAATTCATTAAAATAGATAAGTCTTTTCTGTTTAAAGATCCTTTATATTGAATTTCTCCACGTAAACTTCCCGATTCTTCGTAATCACTAAACTCAGTTTCAACAATAGACATTCTATTATTTACAATATCTTCGAAATAATTAATTAATGTCTCACAAAAAGGAGCTGGTACAAAAGAATCCCAAACTGATATAAAATCATTACACTCGTACTTAGTTAGTTTTGAATCTAACATCAATTCAAGTGGTCTATAAGGTTGAATATTCATAATTTTTTCAATATGCCTTTATTATATATTTGATCTTGTGGAATGA